ATGGGCTCCAGTATTACCAGGGATAGGTGCTTTGTCGCAAGTATTTAATAGTGGTGCTGGTCCTCTGGTTTGGTACTCTGAAGGTTGGCAAAATGTTTATGTTGATAAACATCCTATAACAGGTAAAAAGTTTACTGATATACCAAAAAATATTCTTGATATTGGTAATGAATTAGCAGTTCCTCTTTATCCAGAGTATGCTGCTGAATGTTGTTTTATTAATTATTACCCAAGATCTATATACCCATTAAAATGGAGACTACATAGAGATAGAGAAGAAATTAATCAAGACGCTCCTGTAGTTTCTATTAGTCTTGGTGCTACCTGCAAATTTGCCATCCAAGGTCCAGAGATGCATAAGGGTCCGTTAGACGAGATAGTTTTGGAACAAGGCGATATAGTTGTAATGTCAGGTCCATCAAGAAAGTGGTTTCATGGCGTAAGCTGGATTGAAAATAATAAAGCTAGACCTCCTTTAGGATATGATAGATTTAATATTACATTAAGAATGGTAAATAATCCCGGTCACTATGGAGAGCTTGGCGCTCGTACTAATCCAGTTGAAGATAGGAGATTAAAATGAAACTTGATGAAGACTTTAAAGAGGAATTTAGAATGATTGATGATAAGTTTTGGAACAAAATTGAAGAAGAAAAAGCTTTTCATGAAAAAACAAAACTTGCAGAAAAGTATTGGGTTTTTGAAAAGATATATGGTAAATATATAAAGAGGTAAATTATGAATATCGATTTGAAAACTATTGCAGTAAATAAAAAAAGCGAAAATATCTTAGCTGTACAGGATATCCTTAAAAAGGTATTGAACAAGTATGATATCAATACTAAACTAAGGGTCGCTCATTTCCTAGCTCAGGTTATGCATGAGTCTGGTGATTTCGCCCATATGGCTGAAAACCTAAACTATTCAGCCGATGGACTAATGAAGACTTTCCCAAAGTATTTCAATACAGACAGTGCAGCCTCGCACGCGCGAAACCCTCAGATGATCGCAAACAGAGTTTATTCTAATCGTTTAGGTAACGGCGATGTTGCTTCAAACGATGGTTGGAATTATCGTGGGCGTGGGTTTATTCAGCTGACCGGTAAAGAAAACTATAACAAGTTCGCAAAGTCAATCGGTAAATCATTGGAAGATACTGTAAAGTATTTGGAAACCGTTGAGGGTGCTTTGGAATCGGCTGCTTGGTATTGGAACAGCCGCAGTATCAATGCTAAAGCTGATTTTGATAATATTACAGACGTTACTAAGCTGGTAAACGGTGGTATTATCGGACTTGGCGATCGTAGAAACAGATTGGAAGCGATAAAGACATGTTTAACTTAATACCTCTTCCATATAGAATAGCAGCTGCTGTATTTCTTTTAATTGCAGTATTTGGTATTGGTTATATGAAAGGTAGTTCTAGAGCTGATGTTATTATCGCTGAAGCTGGAGCAAAAGCTAGCGAACAGATTGCCGAGCTCGAGAGAAAGAACTCCGAGATAAGCAACACTGTAGTAACTAAATATGTAGATAAAGTTCGTGTAGTGAAGGAGAGAGAATATGTTTACCTCGGACAAGCTCAAACAAATGTTCCTAATCAGTTCAATCTTTCTAATGGCTGGGTGTACCTCCACGATTTTGGCGCCAAAGGCAGTGATGCCGAAGCCGCCAGAGCTTCTGATGCGACCGCCTCGGGAATTAAAGACAATACTGCCCTGGGAGTCGTACTCGAAAACTACTCCGCCTGTACAGAAAACTCTGGTCAAATAGAAGCTTTACAGAAATGGATTCGTGATATGGAAACTGAAGTGGATAAATCTAACAACAATTGATTGAATTAAAAAGGATGCTTTAATCATGCGAACATTACGGAGAAAAATAATGACAGGATTAAAGCATATGTTCACCGGTAAGGATAACGAGACTTTTGATCTTGGTCGAGTTCTTTGGGCTATGTCTGTAGTTTCATTCTTAGGAATTGGTTTTTATGGAACTTATAAAGGCACTCCTATGGATTATCTAGCTTTTGGAACAGCATTAGCTGCTCTTCTCGCGGGTGGCGGCGCTGGTCTTGGACTAAAGGCAAAAACAGAACCAGGTTCTGAAGGAGAAGTATAATGGCTAACCCAACAACAAGAGCTGAGTTCAAAGAAAATTGCCTTAGAAGATTAGGTAAGCCAGTAATCGAAATCAACGTAGATGATGATCAAGTAGACGATCGTATCAACGAAGCTCTATCTTATTATTGGGATTACCATTTCGATGGTTCTGAAAAGACATACTATAAACAAATAGTAACACAAACAGATATAACCAACAAATATATTACCATTCCTGAAAATATTATTGGCGTGGTAAAGATCTTTGATCTTGGTTCCGCCCTCGGTATTAATAATCTATTCAATATTCGTTATCAGATCGCATTAAACGATCTTTACACTTTGACATCCGTGTCAATGGTGCCATATTATATGGCTATGCAACACGTTCAGTTTTTAGAACAGCTTCTGGTCGGTCAGCAGCCAATTCGTTATAATAGAAACATCAATAAACTTTATATCGATATGGATTGGGATAGAGTTGGTGTTGGTAATTACATAGTTGTTGAGGCTTATCAAGTCGTAGATCCAGACGTGTATGTTGATGTTTGGAAGGATCGTTGGCTACTTCGTTATGCTGCTTGCTTAATTAAGCAACAGTGGGGTACTAATCTAAAGAAGTTCGAAGGTATGAAAATGCCTGGTGGACTCACATTCAATGGTCAGACGATTTATAATGAAGCCACACAAGAACGTGCAGAATTAGAAAAAGAAATGGTGTTTTCATATTCACTTCCAGTGACAGATATGATAGGCTAATTATGAAATCGTTTAAACAATACATAGTCAGGTTATACGAGGCACAGGAAACAAATCCAGTAAACGTCGATGCGTATCATGGTTCTGGACATTTATTTGATAAGTTTGACCAAAAGCTAGCCCGTATTCGTGACGATCATTATGGTGGTGGCGTTGGTTATTTCACCGATGATCATGATGTTGGTAATCAGTATGCAAGAACAATGGCAAGAACTAAGGGAACTGGAACGCCTTACGTCTACCACACTAACTTAAATATGAGCAATGTATTCGATGTTGATCACAAATTCTCAGGCGATAAACTAACAAACTTGCTACCATCTGATCCAAGAAAACACGAAGACTTTGCCCGTGGCGCTGGATTACTGCGCATGGGCGGTGAAGACAAGTATTCGGTATTAAGCAAGTTAGCCAGAGGGAATATGTCATTAACTGGCGATCAAGTATTCAAAGGGTTATCTCAGGGCGGTGTGAATACTTCAGCCGCTCGCGACCATTTGATTCGCAATGGTTATGATGGAATACGTTATAACGGCGGTTTGATGATTCCTGGAGCCAAACCTCATAATGTATACATGCCTTATAATGCCGATTCTATTACGATTAAGAAAGTAGAAAATGGCAACTAATTTCTTCTTCAATAATTATCAATCTTCACAGGAGCAGCTGCTCTTAGAGAATTTAATCATAGAATCTATTAAGATCTATGGCCAGGACATGTATTACATTCCACGCGTATTGAATAACTATGATTCAATTTACGGCACTGATGATCAGTCTAGCTACGAAATTGCATATAACATTGAAATGTATATTAAGTCTGTTGATGGTTTCAGCGGTGATGGTAATTTCATGTCTAAGTTTGGTATTGAAATTCGTGATCAAGTTATCTTCTCGATGGCTCAGAGAATATTCAACCAAGAGGTTGGTACATATACAACGCAAGTAAGACCTAATGAAGGCGATTTAATTTACTTCCCCCTTAATAAGAAGTGTTTCCAGATTAAATATGTTAATAAGTTTGAGATGTTCTATCAGCTTGGAGCACTACAAACCTGGGAAGTTACATGCGAGTTGTTCGAGTATTCTGGCGAAACTATGAATACTGGTATACCAGAAATAGATATCCTACAAACTAAGTTTGATATTAATCAATATAGTTGGACGATACAAACCGAGCTCGGTGAATATATCGTTACCGAAGATAGTGACTTAATTGTTCTTGAGGATTCTTCACCTAATGATTTAATAGCTGCAGCAGAGAATGATGAAATACAAACCGAGTCTGACCAATTCGTGAACTTTAGTGCAATTGATCCGTTCAGCGAGGGAACTATTTAATGTTCGGTACTCCATTCTATTTCAGTCTTATAAGAAAATATGTTATTCTTGTTGGAACGCTATTCAACAATATTCGTATTACAAGAACTAATGACGCTGGAACCCAGATTTCGTTAATAAAGGTTCCTATTACTTACGCTCCAAAAGATAAAATGTTAGCTCGTGTAATTCAAGACACTGCTATCGATAGACAAACTGCAACCATACCATTGCCCGCTATTTCTTTCGAAATGGGTAAATTGCAATACGACCCAGAAAGAAAACTTCCGACTATCAATAGGGTTTCTGTAAAAGACTCAACTAGCCCTAATAAGCTGAAGTATCAATATAATCCAGTTCCATATAATATCAGTTTCCAAGTTAACATATATGCAAAGAATGCAGAAGATGGTACTAAGATTATAGAACAGATATTACCATACTTTACGCCTGACTGGACAACTACTGTGAATCTTATTTCAGAAGTTGAAATGACTATGGACATTCCTGTCATATTAAATAATATTGGTTACAGCGACACTTATGATGGTGCATTTCAAAAACGTAGAGCGATTATATGGACATTAGATTTAACCCTAAAGGGCTACATATATGGTCCTGTAAAGAAATCAAATGTTATTAAATTTGTTGAAGCTAATTTCTATATCCCTGATGTTGCAGATGGACAATTAGCTACTGTAGTTGGGAACACAACAGTTTCAGAATATATTACTATGCAGCCAGGATTGACTGCTAACGGTCAACCAACTTCAAATGTAAATAATACAGTGGCTTATACTTTAATTAACGTAGATGACGATTATGGTTATGTAAACGAAATCTACAGTACAGATGAATTAATCTAATGACAGACAATGCAAATAATGATCCGATCGGTAAAGCTTTAGGTGTTACTCCTTTGGGTAATGCTTCCACAGTTATTAGTAATTTGCTGACCACATCGCATGATGATAGCGCCAAAGCAGATTTCGAAATGGCCAGATCAAATATCCATAATATGATTGAGAATGGCACTGAAGCTATTCATAAGTTAGCGCAGATCGCCGATAGTTCTCAACACCCAAGAGCATTTGAAGTTCTAGCAAAACTTATGGATACAATGCTAGCAGCAAATAAAGACCTGATGGAATTACAAGTTAAGATCAGAACCATTGAATCTTCTGACTCTCCAATGAATGAAAAAGCTAAGACTATTAATAATAACCTGTTTGTTGGTTCCACTGCGGAACTCCAAAAAGTGATTGCGGAAATGAAAAATGGTGGATCATCAGCTCAGTAACATAAAAGGATATAACGGAAATATCAACCTTAAACGCGAAAATCAAAATATAGATTGGACACCAGAGCTCGTTCAAGAATATATTAGATGTCAAAATGATGTCGTATATTTCACTGAAACCTATATGAAGATCATTAACGTCGATAGAGGTTTGATTAGTTTTAAGCTTTATTCCTATCAAAAGGAAATGCTTCTTAATTTCAAAGATAATCGTTTTAATATTGTTACAACAGCTCGTCAGGCTGGTAAGTCGACGACTACATGCGCATTCATTCTTTGGTACATTATCTTCAACCCAGAAAAGACCGTTGCGCTACTAGCCAACAAAGGTGACACTGCTAGAGAAATTCTAGGTCGCGTTCAGCTTGCTTATCAGCATCTACCAAAGTGGCTACAGCAGGGTGTAAAAGAATGGAACAAGGGTTCATTCGAGCTCGAGAACAATAGTCGTGTTATCGCCGCTGCTACTTCATCAGACGCCATTCGTGGTTATTCTATCAATATGTTGTTCATCGATGAAGCAGCGTTCATTGAAAATTGGGAAGACTTCTTCACCTCGGTTTATCCTACTATTTCATCTGGTACAGAATCAAAGATTGTTCTTGTTTCTACACCAAATGGTCTGAATCACTTTTATAGT